TCAGGTCGAACTTCATCTGTTTTTTCAGGTCGAACTTCATCTGTTTTTTCAGGTCGAACTTCATCTGTTTTTTCAGGTCGAACTTCATCTGTTTTTTCAGGTCGAACTTCATCTGTTTTGTTGATTTTTTCAACCTCGCTAAGTAGCTCCTCTTTCGTTAAGGAACTGAACCCTTTAATACCAAGTTCTTTAGCTTTTACCTTTAGCTCTTTGATTCCAATATCTCCCATAGAAAAACTAACAAGGCTTAAAGCCCAGTTAGTACCCTCCCAGAAGTTTTTTCAAGAATATCAAGCCCAGCGATTCTAAACTTAGAGTCAACCCTATACTCAAAAGATGCTTGTTTTACAATCTGTCCAATGGTGAGTTTTTGAGGAATTCTCATCACCATTGCATCTTCGCTTGTTGAGTACGCAACAACTTTAGAAGTTCCATCAACATCTTTCGCTCTAAATGTAGTAACAAATTTAACAAAAGGGAAGTTATCTTTCAAAGCTTTTAGAACAGTTGCACTTCCAGCTTCTGCTTTATAAATTGTTCCCTGAAGCTTATTCATCACATAAATTGGCATTACGACGGTATCAGCACTATACTCAGGGGTGTTGTTAACGTCATTTAACTGCTCTGTAATAAGAGTTGCAATCTCTTCATACATATCTTCTCCACTCAAATTATCGATTGAGTCCGACGCACTTGTAGTCGTAAATAATGAAGTATTCAAAAGCCCTTCTTGCCCATTATGCCCAAGGTAGCCAATCTCATCAATTTTCTGAGAGTATGCTTTTTTGTGTGTCATAATGTAACGCTGTGGTAGGTTGATGTTACCCATCTGTGCCTCTTTAATCTCATCATCTGTCCAGATTGAGTGAGCTTGTTTTGGGAACACGCTAATGAATGTGTCTTCTGCACTAAGCGAAATTCTCCCTTTTCCACTTCCGATATCTGAACTGTCTGCAAAATCTCCATAATCTTCAACTCTTAAAGATTGGATTTTTCTTGCATATCCTCCAGTGTTGTCTGCTTTCACTCCACTGTTTAAAAATGAGAGTTCAGCATACTTTTTTTCAAGAATTTTTGGGTTAATAGCAGTTAAGTTTCTTGCCAACACTGCACCCATCGCACTATCTTTAAAAGCTCTCCCACTATCAGTAAAACGCTTAAAACTTTCAATATTATAAATTTGTCCTAAAGTCATATATCCCCCTTATCTTTGTCTTACAGTCCAAACTGTATCAGAAATTTGCTTATAGAAGTATCCATCAATTGGGATGTTCGCAACAATACCATCTCCACCGTCACTGTCTGCACTGTGTGGTGTTGCTTTACCATTATCCTCTACGTTGTTTTTGTCATTGTTGTAGACGTATACCTTGTCGAACTTTGAAATTTCAACATCTGCAACAACGGTAACAGTACAAAGTCCACTCTCTACTGCATCTGCTAAAATTGAGTTTTCGGCTGTATATTTTCCATCATCTTCAATCGCTCCAGTTGCTGGGGCTAATACAATCCCAGCACAAACTACATCCTCGCTATCCTCACTACCATCAATATTTTGGATTTTATCATCTTTGAACTTCGCAAAAAGTCCACCAATTAATCCATCTTCAAAATCGGTATATGTAGATACTACTCCAGTATCTGCAACAATAAGACCAGCTCCAGCTTTTTCAAGTTCATCAGTTCTTGTGCTTCCAAATGCCATTAGATTTCCTCCTCTGCGATTTTGTCCCAGCTACTCAAGTTTGCATCTCCAAACTCTTTGTACTGCTCAGTTTTTTTAAGCATTTTGAACGCTGTTGGAATTTCGTTATCTTTAAACTCATCTCCGTGCATCGTTGCAACTGCATCTCTCATAATCTTTACTGTGTCAGCATCTGCAAAATTATATTTAGAGTCTAAAAAGTTTTTAGCTTTTTCAATCACTTCAGCTCTAGCGTTTGCCTCAGCTTTTACGATTGTTTTAAATTCATCACTGTCTTTAAAATCAGACAAAGCCTCAGATTTTGCACTCTGAACTGCTAATTTGAACTCTGCAGTATCTTTCATCTCTTTTTTAGGCTCTTCTTTTACAGCCTCCTCATCTTTTTTTGGTTGATGTTTAGCTAAAAAGTCGCTCTTTTGAATTGGTGTTAGCTTATCCCACACTTTTAAAAGTTCTTCCATACCTGTCCCTTCGTCTTTAAATTTGCATTTATCCCCACACCGACCAGCTTCAACGACTGCTAAGTGATGTGGGACAATGTCAACTTGTTCAAAGTCGTAAATATTGTGCTTTTTTAATTCTGCAAAATATCCAAGACTCAACTCCTCGTATTCTATCACTTTATCATTAAAAGTTATAGTATTCTCAATAGATACAGTTGTATCTGTATTCTCATCTTTATCATCAATAAGTTTGCTATTAGAAACTTTTCCGATTATGAGTGAGTTATCTATATTGTCTTTTAGTTCAATGTGTCCATCTGTTACTGCTAATCCATTTAATTTTCTGGACACTTCCTCGATAGTTTTTCTGCTTCTGTAAATCTTGAATATTTTGTTTTTTGGCTCAAGCCCAATCTCAACCCCTAAATATTCTTGATAACCGTCCCTTACAGAAACAGCCTTTCTATTTTTCATTTTGTCTTTAAAAAATACCATTCAACCCCCCATAATTTTTATAAGTATATCAAAATTCTATAATATACTCAGCATAGCATCGACAATTAATCTCTTCCATTGGCTTTAGACTTTTTCCATCGCACGACGAATATAGACCATTTTCTATTTCAAACTCTTTCCCACTTCTTATAGCGTGACACTTCCTACTTCTCTCATCTCCGACGCTTCTCCAAATCGCTTTCTTGACTCCAGCACTCTTCGCCCTCTTCTCAGAGAGTTGTTGGTTGAATGCTTTTAGTTCGTTTCTCGATACAAGCTTAGCCTTATTCAAATTTGAAACTCTTGTATTGTCAACGTGGTCATACAGTTCACCAAGTGTTTTTCCAGCCCCCATTAGTCTTAGCGTATTTTTATGTAAGTCGTCCATCATCGCATCGCGTAGCTTTTTAATCTGCACTCCACTCTCAACGCTTTTCGCGTTTATGAATTGGTTATAATTCTCTTTTTTTAGAATTTCACTCATCTTCACTCCAACTGCTTCGTCTATGCTTTCACTAACCTCTTTATTGTTTACGCTATCGGTCCTCTTGTAAAGCTTTTTAATATACGCCTCTAAACGCCTATTTGTAAACTGCTTTTTAATACTCCTTTTAAAGTCATTAATGAGTTTTTCTGCGATAACTGCATAGTTTCCAATTTGTGCATCTTCAAATTTACTAACCGTCTTTTTATTCATCGATTTAAGCACTTTGTTGTTAAACCTCTTTGCTATTGACCCAACCATAAAAGAGTTAAAATTATCCAACTCTTTCTCAATATTTAAAGGTGGGTTTGGTTGCCTAAATGTCTTTTTCATCTTCAGGGAACTCACTTTCAAAGTCATTTTTTGGCTCAACTTCAAGCCCTCTGTCTTTAATGTACTTGTCTATATCATATCCTAAGTTATACAATTTCATCGCATTATCAATCACGCTTGTTTCATACGCTACTTTTTCAGAGGCTTTAACGTTTTGGTTGTCTTTAAACTTTATCTCTCCAAGTCCTAGAATTTCAAATATTTCAACAATTCTATCAATCACGTAATCCTCTTGGATATTCTCAATCATCTCATTAAAAGTCGTCTTTTCTTGTTCCCCAGATGAGTTCATTCCCTTTACGTTCTCTCCCACAAGCATTGGCAATGGGATACCACTAACCATAGCGACGCGTCTTAACGAAATGTCATCTGCGTCTTTTAAATTAGTTAGAGATTGCGAAACAGTAACAACCTCATCGTCCTTATCGATAATACCAGCACCATAGATACTCCTCCTGTCTTCTGCGATAGAGTAAAATTTGACAATATCAGCCTCTTTTTTAGATGCCAATGCCTGCTTAAACCCTGAAACTTTATAAAAAAATGAGGAGTTCTTCTCCACGATTGAAGATGATGAACGCTCAATAACTCCATCATTAATGAGTTGATTATAAATAAGTTCGAACTCACTAATCCCCCCATAATTATAGAGTGGAATATCGTTGTGACTCGGCTTAACATAAGTAAAATCAACAACTCGTGAATAGTGGAACTCAAAACCATTAACGTTATATGAAACAGGTTCGTAATATCTTGAGCTTGATAAGTCAAAATTGTATGACGTTATAGAAACCATATCCCCACTAAAAACATCGAATTTTGGGTTCTTTACTCCTTTTTTAATGGGAGTCGATAAATCTCCCCCATCGTTTATTACAATAATCCCTCTTCCGAAAACAAAAGCCCATTTTAATGCTTCTTGCACTTTGGACTGCAATTTTTTAGAGTAAAACTCTCTATCTTCCTCGTTCTCAAAAAAAAGTGATGATGTCTTTGTTGAGTATGAGCTTTTTAATCTAACGATTTTGTTTCCAAGCCCAGTCTTATAAATCTCGTTTAACTCAGAAAAGTCAACCCTTCTGCCAACTATAACATTTCTATTTTGAGGTGTCCTTGTGTTCGCGATAGAGTTGTACAAATCAACTATCCCATCTATAAAATTCATTTTTATCCTTATTTTTCTAAAATTGTATCACAAATTATAAAAGGTCTGCATAGTCAAAACTTTTATTTTTGTATGCTATCTCAAATCCATCTATCATAGTGTCAACCATATCATCGTGTGTTCCATTTGGAAAAGAACTATATTCTGTTATAAAATCATCAATATGTTCAATGTCATCTACAATATATAAGCCGTGTATCTCAAGGTATGGGGAAATTTCTTCAGCACGAAAAACTTTATCTTTATTCCTCTCAACTTCATAAACCATAAATCCATCACTTTTCATTCTTTGGAAAAGGTCTATCCCACTTGCTTTCTGCTCTATGTACATTCCAGAAAAAGGATATTCATCGTTCCTCTTATAGAAAGATTTTGCAGTCAATTCCCTCTCCTTGCTTTTTGGCTTACCTCTAAACATATCAAGCATATATAGTTTATTCTCAAAAAACCCAAATGCAGTATACACCGTATAGTCATTCTGCTCTTTATCTTTAAGTGCAGTATCCACAGTTATAAAACGCTTTTCAAATCTAATTTTATCTACAATGCTACGATTAACATATTTAAGCCAATCAATTTTCAATAAATTACCACTTTTTACAATTGGATTTTGCTGGTAAAGTGCCTCAAAGTTTTCAAGACTCATTGTATTTTTTCGCTCCATTAGAAACTCTAATGACTTATGTTCAGGGAGCAACACCTCACCTTTTTTTCGATACTCTTCATCGTGTTCAGCAATTGCTTTATAAGTCACAACGTCGAACCCACCTTTTTTTAGCATTCGTCCAGCTGGGTCATCAATATGCCAACGTGTCAAAATCATCAAAAACCCTGCCTTCTCATCAAAACGCGTGAAGAAGTCATCTGTAAACCAATCCCACGTTTTTTCTCTGAAAGTCATACTGTTTGCAGTTTCACGACCCTTTAATGGGTCATCTATAACTCCAAGGTCTAATGTTTCTCCAGTAATGCTTCCTTGTACTGTTGTGTTTCTAAAATATCCTCCAGTTTCTATGTACTCAATAAGCTCTTTATTTTTTTGATACCCCTGAGATGTAACAACTCGTTTATCATTTACTTTTAGGTTTGGGAAAATGTCTTTATATACTTTTCTTTCAAACGTCCTTTGCAATGCTAAGTTAGCACGAACTCCAAGACGTTCAGAAAATGATGCGTAAATTGTTCTAAGTTCTGGGTGCTTGCCACTAATCCAAGCGATAAAATCTATAATTGCTGTTGATTTACCGTGTTGAGGTGGTGCTTGTATGATTAGCTTTGGGCGTTTACCATTCACTAAATCATTGTAGAAACTTTGTAGTTTTTTAGATAGGTCTGATAGAAACCAATTCACTTTTAGATTTGAGTTTATAAGCTTCCTATATGCTAAAAAGTCATCTCTTGCTAATGCGACCTTATAGCTATATAGTGCTTCTAATTGCTCGGCTGTTAATTCAGGAGGCATTCTAAGGGAACTCCTAAGCTTAACGCTTTCTCTTTTGCTTCTTCTGCTGTCAAAATCGAATTTTGATTAACTTGTGTTGTTTGGTTAACGTTTACTTCTGTTTTTTGAGTAGATGGGTTAGCTACTGCTTCAATGTCTTTGATTGCACTTACTCCAGCCTTTATGTTTTGTGGATTATCATATATTCCATCTTTAATGCCATCTCCTATAAGCTTTTGAAATGACTTTAAAAGCCCTCTATTGCACCCAATAAGCTCATTATCTAATGCTATTGTATTAATCCTTTCCTCAAGCATCTCCTCAATAAATTTGTTTTGTGAGTATTTATGTGTAACTTCTCTCAATTTCGCACTAATCCCCTCTATATCATCATCTACGCTACATAAAACACACCACTTCTCTAAGTTTATCTTGTTTGTTAGTATGTTCTTTGGAACCCTGAACTTTTTTACAATCTCATCTTTAGTAAAGCCTTTTTCATAAGCCTCTCTAATTGATTCCCAGTTGTATTTTTGAGGTCTTGCCATTATTTTATTAATCCACACAGCATCTCAAGCTCAACAATCTCGCTCTCAATCTTCTTTACTTTACTATCATTTCTTGATGTAGCAAATACCCAACCAATAACCCATAGACCACCAGTAAGTAACGATAAAATTAAGTGCATCGTATGAGAAGTTCTGATGTTATTCTTCTCAATAGTCTTCTTTACTATCTCTTTTTTAATATCTATCTCTTCCATTTTTACCCCTTAATAAAAGGTGGTGGAGCTTAAAGCTTCCACCCCTCTCTTCTTACTTTATCAACATACACGTCTGAGAAGTCAATATTTAATTCTTCAACTCTTTTTAGTATCTTCTCACATCGATATACTGCATTCCCTGATGTTAACTCGTATGTCATATACTTATTGTCAATGATACCACAAAATTCATACTCATTAGTTTTTACAACTGTTATTCTCTCGTTGTGTATGTGAACAAGTGGTTTTTCTAGAGTTAAAAACTTACCCTTTTCTTTCTCAATACTGATATTGAACCCAGCTTTGACAAACTCTCTTATTTCAACAATATCTTCAAGCATAACTCTTTTTTTCATCTTTATTTCCTTTTTTGTTTAGATGATGTATTATATACTAATTATTGCAGTTTGTCAAGAGTTTAGGTGTGTTTTACCTATCTTTTTGTGCATTTTTTTATAATACTCAATCAATGCCCTATACCTTTGAGGATAGTTCTTTCTCATGTTTGGTATAGAACGAATATGATATTTATAGTATTCGCTTAAGCTCTTGTCTGAAACATCATAAGTTACCTTTTTTCGCTTTTTAACTTCCATTTTATTCCCTTTTTTGTTTATTATGTGGTATTATATAATAATTATTGCAGTTTGTCAATAGTTTATCGAATATTTTTCGACAAAAATTCAATTGCCTCATCTGCCCCTTGACAAACTTTGGCTTCTGCATACTTGTATCCATTCACACGCTCTATAAACTCAGCCTGTTCAACTGACGTTGTTGGCTTTGCATTACTAAGCTTTCCACTCTTCAGCCTCTTTCTTGCACGCTTCATCTCAATAAATAGAATTTTATCATCAAGAAAAACGACTAAATCGCTCACGCCTTTTGTCTTTCCGACTGCTTTAGCTTTCTTCTCGGCTATAATCGCGTATTTCTTGTTTTGCTTATATGTGTTATTTTCGTTTGTTGGTGCAAAATGAAAAATCTTTTTTGCACGCAACCGGTTTACAACCTTTCTTTGCTCTTCATATTCAGTCATTAATAAAAATCCTTTTTTTAAACCATATCTGCAAAAGTTAGCGATTTTATGAAATTTCTCCCATCATCGAATTTCAACGCTGGCAATTCGTTGTATCGTGCTAAATGAAATTCTTTTTTAAATAAAGCCCATACTTTTCTGTGTAGTTTTGTAGCTAACAACTTGTCATCTTTTGCAATCTCATACACTTTTGTATTTTTAGCGTCCATTAATGCACGCTCTTGCCAATTTTCAAGTCGTTTTGTTTCCTCAAGCTTTTTCACCCTCTCTTCAACTACACTATGCCCTTTTGCAATAATAGAAATTTGCTCAGAAATTGAAAGTGGTCTAAGCGACTGCTTTTCAATCTTGATGAAGTAATCTCTAATATCCTTACCAATTTTTGTTCTTTGTAGCATAGCTAAGTGCTTTGCAGTATCCAAAGTTAAAATATACTCAATTCTTGTTGCGTTGTTCGCTTCCATTTTTTTGTGGAGACGAATATAGTCCTCATTTTCAGAAAATAGTGATAATTCCTTCTTAACCCACGTGCTAAAATCGCTCTTTAGATTAAGATTTCTATGAAGCTCTCTAGCGTTTACGCTATTAACCTCATCTTTTCCTATAACTTCTTTATTGATACTTATGATGCTATCCATATAATCCCTTTTGTTTTCCGAAAATAGTGAACCCTACAAATCCAGTCGAACATAAATTTCTATACTCTTCTATGTTTTCTACTAATTCTTTTGAGTTTTTTATTTTATTCAATGTCCCATATAGATACTTTGTGCTAAATTTTACCCATTTGTCGCCGTTTGTCGATAAAAATATAGACCAATTGTCATTATACATTTTAACTTTATTATTCTTTATAACTTTAAATAAATCTTTTTCTGCATATTCTAATCGACTGAAAGGTCTACAATACTCTTCTATTTTTTTAGGTAGTGTCACTACGAGTATATTTTCAAAATTTTCAAAATTCCAACCTGTATCCACCCTTTCTATTGCTATCGACCCACCAATAGCAAATATTGACTTTTTAGATATACATATAGTGCTATAAGAGTGATTTATAAATATTTCAACCGTATCATCATCTTTATGTCTTGCAAATAGGCTATTGTCTCCGTTGTGAATATAGTCTTTTAATGATACGTCGCTAGTGCTATCATATTGATTTATTTTGTTTATTGCTTCTATGAAATCCATCTTTGAACTTTCTGACAAATTATTTAAGGAGAGTACGTGAAGTGTCAAGCTTTACTACTCTTTAAGCCCTTATCAAGCAAGAGAGGGTAGCAGGTGCTTGACTTACCTTTGCTCTCTCTTGATAAAAGCTTAGCGTTAAGAGTTGTTAACGCTAATATCCTATTTGTGAAAAGTGTGCATCATTATATTTTACTAAGCTAAGATTGATTTTTTCATTTTATTTCCTTTATTTTTTTTTGGTTGGCAAAACGGGATTCGAACCCACAACAAACCCCTTATGAGGGGGCTACTCTACCATTGAGTTACTTGCCATTCGTGATAGTATTTTATCATTTTTTAACTACAATGTCAAGAAATTTTTGTAATTTTTGTGACAAATTTTTATCCTATTTTAGAAATTTCTATTTTATATTTTTGTCCGTTGTTTGGGTTTTGCTTAACTGTTATTCTCCGTTTTTTTTCATTAATTAGGGAGAGGTCGAAGTTGTCGCAAATATATGTTTCTTCTACTTCTGCTATACTCTTGCTTAATTTGTTCATTATTTTTAGTGCTTTAGAGTCTAAAAAACTCGCACGAAAATCTATTTTATTGAAAAAGTAATTTAGCTCATCTTCTGTTATTCTCATTTTTTATTCCTTAAATCTTATGTAATTAGGAAGAGTTTTACCCTCCCTATAAATTCTTTATTAACACAAAGCGAAAAAATATACGTGTGCATCTTTGCTAAACATCAAAGAGAATACTCTAAATCAGGATAATACTCGTCCAGTGCCTGTCTAACACTCAATTTTGAATGAGAGTGAAGCACGGTATAAAGTAGGTCTTTATATGCTTTCCACGTTTCAATCTTCTTTAAATCAGATTTTTTAACTTCTTCTCTAGAGATTAAAACACCTTTTTCGTTTTTAAACTCTTTTTTACCTAATCTTGACTTATATTTAAAAATCTCAAATTCGCACACGTCCACCATTGAGCCGACTGAAATAGTTGACTCGAAATGGTAAATTGTTGCTTTCATATCTGTATCGTAATGCTTACTTTCGTTATTTAAAAGTGGGTGCTTCATCTCTCAACCTCCAATTCTAAAGCCTCAACAAACTCACGCGTTTCCAGTTGCGTATGCTTGTCTGTTCTTTGTCTATAAAAATGCTCAAAGCTGTTTGGATTTAGTGTGTTAAATCCGATAGCAAAAGGTCTAATTTTTAGCATATCTACACCACGATTTAAAATCCCCTTTCGTTTAACCCCAACAGATGACATAAAATGCTTCAGTTCAAATGGACTCATCGACTCTACAAGTTTCCCCCACTCAGCATCAATATTTTCTGGAATTATTCTAATTCCACCGACTGTTATGTTATTTTTTATATACTCCACAATCTCATTTGGTGCAAAATACCCATAATCAACATCGCTAAATCTTGCACTATTACTTAAAAACTGAACTTGAGAATGAGTTCTAATCTGCTGGTATATGAAATAAGGTGCGATAGCAGTGTACGCTTTATAGTGCGTAAAATCTACATATTTTAGAGCTTCATCTAAAATCATACCGAGATTTAAAAGCTCTCTTAAATTTGTGTGATACATATCCTCTTTATTGTGCGAAAACCCAAATAGCTGGCTGAATCTATCTTGATTTAATTCGTTCAATCTATCTGTATCTACGATACACGGCACAAACGCAAATACAGATGATGCTCTTCTACCAAAACTCTCTTTTAATAGTCTTTCTGTTAGAGCGTTTGGTTTTTTGATGCCTTTATCTCTAACGACTTGGCAAACATCTGCCAAATATCTGTCAAGCTCCTCACGCGTATTATCTTTCATCTCTTCAATTTTTTTAATTTTGTGGTCCATTACTGTCCTTTTTTAATTACTCTAATGTTCCAAACATCATCTTTTTTAATCTCTTCTCCAAATTCTAACATCACCCCATCAACAACAAACTCTTTGTCTTTGTTGTAGTGGTGTTTTAGCAATGCTTCGTATGTTCCTCTTCCGTAAATGAATTTACCATCTTCATTTAAGAAAGATGGTATCATTTGCTTTGCGTTTTTCACTTCTATCCTTTTCTTCTACTTAAAGCACAATGGCGTAACAACGATCATCTGCTCCTGTCTTACCTCTTCTTCTAACTTCTTAGCTATATTTATAACGCTTTTAATCCTATCTGTAATTTGTTCATTTAGCGTTCCTAATTCATAACTTTCTTCTCTAAAAACAATATCTTTTGCTTTATACGCGAATGACACAGTAACACGACCTTCATCTAAAAAGTTTTTAGCGTGTTTGTAATACTTATTGATAAAATCAAGTTTTGAAGTACAATCAAAAAACTGTATAGGCTTATCGGTTCCAATTGTAGCACCATCAACTACACTACTAATAATGTCATCTAATGTTACCTCTTTGTCATTCGAGTCCAATAGCGTAATCTCTCTAAACTCTTTGTTGTTCTCTACTTTAATTTTAAATTGTTCCATTTTTTATCCTTTTTGTTTGTTATGTCGTATTATATACTAATTATTAGTGTTTGTCAATAGTATTTTTAATTTTTTTAAAATCTTTTTATATTCATCTCAATTTTATGATTTTTGGGCGATATTTTTGCTTTCCATTTCTTTAGAAATATAGACTTAAGTATGTCCTCAAGCTCATCACGCTCAAGAAGTTCAATCACATAAGCTTCTGAGCCAATGCTCTTAATTACACTAAGCTCCCACTTCTCAAATAGCTTTTCGCCGTCTTTTTGTATGTACTTTAGAGGGCTATGCACTCCTTTCTCAATCTCATTTTTAGCAATATTTCTAATTGCATTGAGCTTTTTTAGAATGCCTAAAGCATTATTTTCAATCGTTTTAGGCTTACTCTCATCGAACTCAATCTCTTTAAAACGCTTTGTGAGTATCGTGAACTTCTGTATTCCAGTATTGAACTTCAAGTCAATATGATTGATATTTTGCTTAATAAAGCCTACATATCTCTCAATATTTTTTATTCCACTTAACTCTTTCCTGATATCTGCAACAATAAAAGTGCTTGATGTCTTAATATTAAGCATCTCACACACGTATTCAATTAACTCATTCATCTAACAACTCCACATCGACGAAATTCGTGTTTGAAATGTTAACTCCACACACTTCATCTATAACACGCTTTCTACGCTCTGCATCTGTTTCGTACGTGTTAGTATTAGATTTTGTAGTTTTAAGCTCAAATAGCCCTTTATAGCCTCCAATTATACTATTCTCTACCATTTCCATCTGTTTATCGTGCGAATACTTAGACAATTTATTTGCAGATAGAATTTTTCCTCTTTTAGAATACTTACTCCCTTTGTACTCACACCAAGCATTGTATGCTTCTATGTTTAGATTTTTTGGTAGCTCAAAATCACCTCCAGTATTCGCCTTTTTTTTATTTATTTTTTTAGTATTATCTTTATTGTTATCGTCTTTATTGTTATTATCTTTATTATTAGTCTTTGATTTTCCTATATGCGTTTTACCTATGTGGGATTTTCCAGTATAGGCTTTCCCTGATTTTTCATAATCTTCATTGTTTGGATATAGAATGTATACATTTTTCCCCATTTTCCCATCTTCACTTCTCTCTCTGTATCTAAGCAAGAATCCATTATCTTCAAGTTCTTTAAGCCCAGTTGACACTGCACTTTGACCGATTTTAAAGTGCTTTTCAATCTCAGACTGATAGAATGTCCAACCGTCGTCTTTGCTACATAAATATGCAAAAATTCCTATCGCTTTAGCACTAAGTGTTCCATCAAAAATCTCATTGGGGAGTATTGTAAAGTTTGTTTCTAACTTCTGCTTAACTCTATTTATCATTTTAATTCCTCCAGTAGCTTTATAGCCATTTCTAAACGCTTTTGAAGCTGTTCTTTTTCATTAAAATCCTGAGGGAAGTTAATCTTTTTACCGTAGCTTAGTTTAATTTGATGGTCGATTAATTCAACCCATTTATCGTGTGTCATTTTTATTTTTTCGGTTATTTTTATTAAAGGAAGAATAGCGAAGCACCACCAAACGCAAATTTTTGAAGCCCTTTATCCAACACCCCAAAAAGGGTGCTGTGCGTCCAGTGGTGCTGGATAAAAAGCTCTTAACATAAAGTATTAATAGTGTAATTATACATAAAAAACTTTAATATACACTTAATTTATATGCAATAATTATTATTAACTTTTTTATAAAAAGCCTTGACAAACACTAATAATTAGTATATAATACGACATAACAAACAAAAAAGGAAATAAAATGGAACAACTTGAAAGACACGAAATCGACTTAATGAATAGAGAGAAAAGAGATTTTGATTTTACTGAAAGACTCAGAGAGTTTAAGGAGGATAAAGTCGTAGAGCTTAGTGAAGTCCTGAAGCAAAATGGTGACATATTAGGTGCAGTTGAAGAGTGCTGTGTTTTTGATGGTCAGGACGTTGAGGATAGCGACGTGTGTGATATTATTAGAGAGGCAGTAGTGACTGAACTTCCCTATCTCTTAACAACTGAGCAGATTGCCAAAAATATATCAGTTATGTTGAACATTAGCGATAGAGTTTGTGTTTTTAAAGGGCTTATTGAGCCATCTTTTTCAGTTCACTTTTTGAAAAATCTTGATGGTGAGTATGAGGTATTTGAGTTTAACTCTACTGCTACGTTTAGTGATGTTGTTACGAAAATGAGTAAATACAAAAATGACAGACTTTATTAGAGATATGTTTGTCGTTGATGTTTTGTATATCGCACTTATTGTTAGTGCGATTATTTATATAAATATAAAAAAGGATTTAAAATGATTAATGAAGCACTTAGGGTAATTTGGGAAAGAAATAGTAAAATATCAAGAGATTTAGACGCTAATGTTGAACTCATTAAAGCAAAAGTTAGTGAGTTTGAAAGCAATGGTCTAAGATATATTGATGATGACTATTATGTGTACAGGGGGAAGGGTGGTCTAAAGATACACGAAACACCCAAAGGTGTGAAGAAGCGTATTGCACAAATAGCACACAAATATAATCTTAGCGTTGTTGTAACAGATGGACTTTTTTACAAAGGTGATGAAATTTCGGTTGAGTCAGATGGAACAATCGAGGATATTAAGATTAAGAAAAATAGCAATGCCCTTGTGATGGGTGGTGATATTTTAGCACCTTACGCTATTGTTAGCGTATTTAAAGATAGTGTGATGGTAACAAGAAAGCTTTTTATCGTTCCGAATGATGAATATATCGCTATTAAAAATATGGGGAGTGGGAATAAGTTCAAGACAATGATGGCGTATAAAATGGTATATAAGCGTGTTCTAAATGGAATTTATTCACTTTTAGGCGTAACGCTTGACAGGGTTGATGCTAAGATGATTGATGAGATGGCTGAAAATATGAGAGTAGACAATGAGAAAGAAGAGGAGAGTGAAGAGATTGACACTTTAGCTGAGTCTGAGAAAATTATGGAAAATGTTGATTTGCTTGATGCTGAAAGCTTAGACAATGCAAGAAAAAATCTGATGCGACTGTACGCGTATGAAGTTGATGCAGATAGGAAAGAAGAGCTTAAAAAAGCTGGTGTAGAAATCAAGGAGGCTATTGATGCAATTAATTAGTACAAAAAAATTAACTGGAGCTAAACGAAATTTTAGAAGATATGAGGTGGAAAACTTTGAAGATTTTTCTTTTAAAGATTATGAAATTATCGATAATGAAATTGAGGTGCATAAAGATGAGGAGAGCTATTTTCTTGATGCAGTTTCAATTTTTAGAGATGAGCAAAAAGAAAGACTTGAAGCTGAGTATAGAGTTAAAAATGTAATAAAAGTTAAAGACTCAACTAATAATCAAGGAACTAAAGAGTGGCTGAATTCACGAATGGGCATTGTTACTGCTTCAGACACGCCGTTTAATAAAGATGGAAAAAAAATCCCGTCTTTTGATGAATATGTAGATAAAAAAGTTACAGATAAACTCCTCTCAGAGATGGGAATTCAAAAGGAAAATTTCAAATCTGAAGCGATGGAACGTGGCAATGAACTGGAACATTTCGCAATAAAAGAGTATAAAAAAATAACTGGTAATGAAGTCGTTGAGAAAGGTTTAGTTGTTGGAGAAGAACTCCCTATCGGTGCGAGTACAGATGGTATCGCAATAGATGAAAGCTTCAGTAAAGTCAATATTGAGATTAAGTCTGTATTTTTAAAGAATTACATAGCTGAACTAACAAGGGGAACACTGACTAAAAAATATTATGCACAAATGCAAACTCAAATGTTTGTGCTGGATATTGACGTTACCCACTTTTTAGTACAGTGTCAAGAAGTCGATACGTTCAAATTGATTATTAGAGAAGTGCATAGAGATGAGGAGTTTATCTGTAACCTCATTGAAACACTCAAAGAGTTTGAAGTTGCATTTAATAGAAGATATAAAGAGGCTAAGGCTATGTTATGCTAACAGAAGATGAAGCATTGCACGTTATTGAGCTTATTGAAAATCACACTACTCAATTAAGCACAAGTATGTTTAAGAATTTCTCCGATGCACAAAAAGACAACATTAGAGAGTTCGACAAAGCGATTATCAAAAAACTAAAAAATAGAGAAGTGAAAAAAGTGCGAACTTCACAAGCGAATAAAGCACTTCACGTTTACTTTGGGCTTGTAGCTAAAGCACTAAACGATGCTGGATACTCCGTCCAATACGTTCTAAACAAGAAGAAAAATGACAAAATTAAGAAAATTCTTGATTTTGTTTTTGAAAAAACAAAGCTAAATATTGTAAAAAATGCTAAGGAGAAAATCCTAAACATTAATGATGTTGAAATACAGTGGACAATGGAAAATGTGAAAAGCTTGATTTGGAAACCAATCCAAGATGCACTTTTTGAGATAGGAACGACAACGAAACTGGACTCCAAAAAGATAGATGAAGTCTATAAAGTGTTAGATAAGCATCTATCGGAAAATTATGGAATTGAGAGTATCCCCTTCCCAAATAAGGATTACTATGAATAAGTTAATTAGAGAGGCAAAAGAGGTCAATATAGAGAACCGTAAAAAAGTAGATGAAGCAGTGCAGAAAATAGGTTTTGCACTATTGTCAAATAAAAATTTTACAGTAGCTCAGAAAAGAGCGTTAGAGGACGCTGTAAATTTATTGAAAAATATTAAATAAAGTATTGACAAATAGTAATAATTATTATATAATACCACATATCAAGACAAAAAAAGGAAATAAAATGCAAAACGTATACCATTCTGAACTAATAAAAAACGCTATAAACATCTCTACTTTCAAGGGATTTGAACTTACAAATAGTAAGAACTTACAAACTTCAAATATCTCTCTTAAATTCAAATTTTCAAGAGATGAAGAGGTGGAAATTTTGTGTAACTATCACGGAAATTTCATATCACTAAAAGCATCTACTACAAACTTACTTAACTCTAATCTTTTAAGATTTATTGAGATTAAAAAAGAATTAGGACTATCGTAACATTTACAGAGCGTTACTCATTGTAGCGTTCTATTAAGTGTTAAGTCACTAAAAATAAAAAAAGGATTAAAATGAGAAAAATTGTAGTTTATGCACAGACAGGATACGCGTGCAGTCTGGTTGAGGAGATTGTTGAAATTGAAGACAATGCAACAGAAGAAGAGATTAAAAATATTGTAAATGAAGTAATATTCGAATCGCTCATTGAGTGTGGTTACTATGAAAAAAAAGAGGAGGATTAAAATGTATAATAAAATTATTTTAGCTGGTCATCTAACAAGAGATATTGAGATGAAATATACTCAAGGTGGTACTGCAATAGGAAACACGTCTATTGCATCAACACGAAAGTTCAAATCTCAATCAGGTGAACAGAAAGAGGAAACGCTTTTTGTTGAGATTGCTTTTTTTGGGCGAACTGCTGAAGTAGCGAACCAGTATTTACGCAAGGGTAGTAAAATTCTAGTAGATGGTAGACTCAAACTTGACCAGTGGACAGCTCAAGATGGTACAAAACGCTCAAAGCACTCAGTCGTTGTTGAGAGTATGACAATGCTTGGTGGAAGAGATG